GTTGCCGGGGACCGAATGGGGGAGATAAATTTTATCGCGTGATGCGTGCGTGAGGGGGTGTGGTATATGGCGGGAAAAGAAATCGACATTTTCGACGAGATGGAACGAAAAAGGCTAATTAAAAGAGAGTTTACGGGTCTTTACAAAAGGTTTCGGAACCTGGACAAGGACACGCTCGCGACGGTAAAACCGCTGTGTGAAAACGCCGCTTTTATGTGCGTTACTCTCAAAATGCTACAAGAGGACGTGAACAAAAACGGTGCTGTGTCGGAATATCAAAACGGAGAAAATCAGTGGGGAACTAAAAAGAGCCCATCTGTCGAGATTTACAACACGATGGTGAAAAACTACGCGGCCGTGATCCGACAGCTTTGCGAGCTGCTGCCTGACAGCGGCCGCGAAGGAGATGCGCTGATGGAATACTTGGCCGTGTCCGGGCGGTGATTTTGTGACATGGTTAGAGGAATACGGCGCGGCGGTACTGGACGGGCGAATTATCGCTTGCAAGCGCATCAAGCAAGTGTACCGGATTTTGTTGGGCTGGTTGGCGCACCCGCCGGACGGGTATATTTTCAGCGAAGCGGCCGCCAATAAGCACATTCATTTCATCGAGACATTTTGCAAACAGGCGCAAGGAAAAATGGGGACGCCGCTGCGATTGCAGCTTTTCCAAAAGGCAAAGTTACAGGCAATCTTTGGATTTGTGTCGGCTGAAACTGGGTTTCGAAAAATTACGGAGGCTATGACGGTAGAGGGGAGAAAAAACGGCAAAACCACGGAAACAAGCGCCATAGAACTGGATATGCTGGTCAACGACGGAGAGGGCGCTCCAGAGATTTACAACATTGCCACAGCATACAAACAGGCAAAAAAGGGATTTGACGAGGCGTGGAAAATGGTGCGGCAGTCACCAGAACTGCGCCGCCACATAAGGAAGCGGCAAAACGACCTGTTTTTCCCCTACAATCTCGGCATAATCCAACCGTTGGCAAGTAACAGCGACACGCTGGATGGATTTAACGGGCACCTAATCGCTATTGACGAACTAGCCGCAATTAAAAACCGCGACCTTTACGATCTCGCAAAGCAATCCTTTTCATCCCGCAATCAACCGCTGTTAATTTGTAACACAACAAACGGCTTTATCCGCAATGGAATTTTTGATGCCCAATATCAATATGCTTGCGACTGGCTAGACGGAAAAATTCAGGATGATCATTTTCTGCCTTTTCTGTACGAACTGGATGACCCGGACGAATGGGACGACGAATCCAAGTGGATAAAAGCAAACCCAGGACTTGGAACCATCAAGAAGCTGGAAACGCTGCGTGGGTATGTTAAAAAAGCGAAGGCTGATCCGTCGTTTAAACCTACCGTCATGGTAAAGGATTTCAACATCAAGCAGAGCAGCGCCACAGCATGGCTACGGCGAGAGGAATTCGACAACGGAAAAACGTTTGATATAGCGTTTGACTATGCAATCGGCGGTTTCGATGCGGCGGACAGTGTGGACTTGAACGCGGCGAAAGCCGTCTGTATGCGGCCGGACGATCCGAACATCTATGTGTATTCCATGTACTGGATACCGCAATCTGTACTCGACGCGGACGAGGCGGCCGGAAACCGCCGAGAACGAGATAGCGCACCATACAGCCTTTGGGTTAAGCAAGGGCTGATGCGGGCGTATCCCGGAAACAAAGTGGATAAACGGGTGTTTCTCGACTGGTTTCGGGAGCTGCGTGACGATAAAGGGCTATACGTCCGCTTTATCGGCTACGATCCTTGGCATATTGATGATTCTACTCTGACGGCGTTTCGCGAGGAATTTGGAGAAGGCTGCATGATACCTGTAAGGCAAGGGGTGTTTACACTATCCGATCCTATGAAAAGTCTAAAAGCGGATTTATCAGCCGGGCGGGTTATCTACAATAATAACCCCATTGATAAAATGTGCTTTTATAACATCGAGGTAAAAACGGATATAAACGGAAATATCCAACCGGTTAAAGGGCTAGATCCGCGTCGTCGCATAGACGGTGTTATTGCCTTAATCTGTGCGTACAAGGTGCTGCAAGACAAGGCGAACGAGTATATTAACCTGAACGAGGGGGCCGAATGAATGGGGTTGTTTGAAAACCTGTTCAAAAAGCAGAAAATTGAGCACGGGGTGAACGGATATTTTAAGTCGCTGACAGCGTATTCGCCCTGTTTCACGACATTTGAGGGCGGCGTTTACGAAATGGAGCTGACACGGGCGGCAATCGGCACCATCGCCGCGCATTGTTCCAAATTCAAGCCGGAAATCAAAGGGCCTGGAAATCAGGCGTTAGAGCGTAAGCTGCAGTTCAGGCCTAACCCATACATGGATACGTCGAAATTTTTGTACAGACTGGCAACCATCTACAAGGCTCAGAATAATGCGTTTATTCTACCTATGTACGCCGCGGATATGGAGGAGATTACAGGGTACTTCCCTGCCCTACCCCAGCGCTGCGAGCTTCTTGAGGTGCGTGGAGAGCCGTGGATACGGTACACTTTCGCAGGAGGACAACGCGGCGCGATTGAGCTAAGCAAAGCGGGAGTTTTGACGCAGTTTCAATACAAGGACGACTTTTTCGGCGAGGATAATGCGGCGCTAATGCCAACTCTGCAACTAATCCACACGCAAAATCAAGGGATCGTGGAGGGCGTTAAGAACTCTGCCAGTATACGGTTTCTTGCGAAGCTGTCAGGCGCTTTTAAAGACAGCACGATCGACGAGGAACGGCGGCGCTTTGTAGAAAACAACCTATCGACCGAGAACAACGGTGGGGTTTTGATGTTCGATTCGAAGTATACGGACGTGAAACAAATCCAGTCTGAGCCGTTTGTGGTCAACGCCGCGCAAATGAAGATGATTCAGGAAAACGTATATAACTATTTCGGGGTCAATTCCTCTATTATGCAAAACTCTTTTACAGAAGACCAGTGGAATGCGTTTTATGAGGGGGTTTTGGAGCCGTTTGCGCTGCAGCTATCGCTCGTTATGACGAACATGACATTTACAGAGCGAGAGCTTTCCTACGGAAACCAAATTATTTTTACAGCAAACCGGCTGCAGTATGCCTCAAACAGCACAAAGTTAGACATTGTTACTCAGCTGTTCGACCGCGGCTTTCTGACGCATAACGAAGGGCTAGAAATCTTCAACATGTCCCCCATCGACGGAGGGGATAAACATTACATCCGAAAGGAATATTCGGAGGTCAGCAAATTGGATAAGGGGGATACAGATGATCAGCAAGGACAGGAACTACCGGTCGTTTGAAATCCGCGCCGAGCCGGACGGCCAAATCGTGGAAGGATACGCCGCTGTTTTTGAGCAGGACACCGTGTTGTACGAAGCGGATGGAATTCAGTACAAAGAGGTTATTTCGCGTGGAGCGTTTGACCACGCGGACATGCGAGATGTGGTTATGAACTACAACCACGCAGGAAAGCCCGTCGCTAGAACCAAAAACGGTACGCTGTCCCTGTTAGTGGACAGCACCGGGCTAAAGATTACCGCAGACCTGTCCGGCACCGAAGAGGGCCGGAAGCTGTACGAGGAAATCAAGGGCGGGTACATAGACAAAATGTCGTTTTGCTTCCTAACGAGTGGAGAGGAATACAACAAGACGACGCACACGAGGCGTATAACGGGGTTCAAGCGGTTGTTTGACGTCGCGGCCGTGGATCTCCCCGCTTACGATACCACAAGCATTCAGGCGCGCTCCTTTTTCTTAGCGGAGGCGGAAAAAGAGCGAGCGGAGGCCCGTAGGCGCGCCGCACTAAAATTGAAAATTATTTTGGGAGGAATTGAAGCATGAGCAGACTGCAAGAAATCGAAAAGAGGCTTTTGGAAATTCGGGCAGAAATCGACACGGATGCGGCGGACATCCCCGCGTTGGAAGAAGAAGTCGACGCGTTGCAGGAAGAGCGCAAAGGAATTCTGTCGGCTGCCGAGAAGCGAAAAGCCCTCATTGACAAAGTGACTGACGGCATCGAAGGGGCTGTCGTGCGCACGTTCGAAGAGCGCGGAAAGGCCACAGAAAAGGTATATGGGGCGGATTCGCCTGAATATCGGAAAGCGTTCCTGAACAATCTCATTGGAAACGAACTGCCTGCCGAGCAGCGCGCTGCGTTTACCCATACCACGGCGAATACTGGCGCTGTTCTGCCCACTACGATGCTTAACCAGATTTGGGATAACATCTCAAAAAAGCACAGCATCATGGGGGACATTACCGTTTATCGCACCGGCACCATTCTGGAGGTCGTAAAGCACACGGCGATAGCCGCGGGCAAGGCGAAGAAGGTAAACGAAAACGTCGCCAACGATGACGAGCAGAACACGATGGTAAAGGTGACGCTTTCCGGGAACGATTTCAGCAAGCACGTCATTATCAGCTATGCGATGGCCGCCATGTCCATCGACGCACTGGAAGCCTATCTGATTGCCGAAATATCCGATCAGCTCGGCGAGGCGCTGCTTATACCGTGTGCTGACCTTGCTGGGACGGAAATAGTGCGTTTCACTGAAATTCATCATCGGCATGGAAATGTCGACGCCGTTTACACTTCCTTCGTTATCCACCTCAATGGCTCCGCCGAAATCAGGAGCGGTCGCGGGATATTTTCCCACCGTTTTAAGGCTTTGCGAAATATGCCGGGAACCTCCTCCCGTATCAAAAGCAAAAGAAGGTTCGGGATCATCCTGCGATGAGCCGTCTCCGAAAACATTTATTTCGTAAAGGGCACGAACCTTAAAGGTGTCTTTATTGATGCGTTCATCAATTTCAATGGTATTTAATTTCAAATTTTGATAGGTCGAAGGGGCGGCTTCCCGAACTGCGATAAGCGCGGTGCTTTCGTCTTCAACCTCGAAGACCAGATAAGGAACCTCAAGCGTGGTCAGGATGCCTGCGGAATCCATCGCCTGATTAAGATCGAAAAAACATT